ACGAAGAACGAAGAACGAAGAACGAATGAAATCGTTTAGAGGACGGGGAAACCGAGAGCACCGCCGGATACTCGGATGATGTTATTGTTGACAACAGTGACAATGAAGTCAAAGTTCTGGGTGAACAGGTTACCAGCAAGAACACCAGCATCGGTAACTACAGGAACAGCCTTTGATACATTAATCGCTGCGGCAGAAGCTTCCGGACGAATGGATACATTGGTCAATTTACCATAGTTGGTAGAACCCATGGGATCGAGGCAATAGAAGTCGAGAGAGTAAGAATAGCAGTGGAAACCAGTTCTCTCCGGAATAGAAGGAGCATGGTACCAAGGATTGACGAGAGAGAAGTAGTCCGAACCCATCTGAGATAGACGAGCGGTATTTTCGTAGATGAGAGAAGTCTGTAGAACCGGGTCAAAACCTTTATCAGTATTTGCCTTGTACGAACCAGCAGCAGCTGCCACGGGAGAAGCGGTGCTGTATACAGACATTTCAGCAGCGAAAGTCTTGTTACGAGCAGCGAAGAACAAAGCCTTGATAGCATGAGAAAAGCGGATATCAAAGTTTGGAGTAGGGTTAGTCAAAGGAGCAAAAGACTGGCGAGGAGCAGTTTGAACTTGTTCAATGAGAATATCACGAGGAGCACAAGCCATTCTCTTTCGTTCGTCGTTGGAAACAATCGAATAGTTAGACCATACTGATACATTGCTCAAAACTGGAACACTTGACATCCAACTGGCAAAATTGCTAGTATTGAGCGGGACTCTTTGTTCCGCACCGCCGGCAGCAATAGTTTCAGCGATAAGAAGTTCGGACCAGTCACGGAAAGAGAAGTTAATTCTCATTTCATTGTAAGGAAGAGCTGCAGTGGGAAGTGCAACACCGCTATCACGAGTATAGAATAGGGGGAGAGGAAGATTCAAAGTTGCGGAGGGAAGACCAACAGAAAGTAGTTGGGGATCTTTCAAAGTTGAAATATTACCAATCATGTTACTGTAACCAGTTTGCTTGCTTGCAGGAACAGTGAAAGCGGACCAGAAATCAAGATGATAGTTATCAAAACGAGCAGCGACCAAATCGTTAAAAGTGATACTGCATTCCTTTACGAGGTTGTGCATAACATTTTGAGTCCAACGAATAACTTTGGTGGGGTCAACTGAAGAAGCTAATTGGACGGTAGGTAGAGTAACTCTCAACCAAGTATGAAGTAAATAGTCACCGGCACGGGAGATGCTTACAGACCAATCCTGACCAAAACCAGGGGTACCAGAAGAGTTTGAAAGAACTACGGGAACCTGGGTAAACCATGTAGATTTTCTGGTTTCACGAACGAAGTAAGCAGTAGCTTCGAGAGTACCATATAGGTATCTTTCAATTTCATCAAAGGTGGCGAGGTCGATAAAACCGGAGGTAAGATTTGAAGTAGTCAAAGACATTTATTATATACAAGATATTATTTTTAAATAAAAATTTATAAAAAATAATGGGTTTAAATGAAAAGATAAAAAAAGAAATATGTGCTCGAACGATGTAGATATACTTTCAATAGATGATACCATACGGAAACACTTCGAAAAAGAATACAACGATATACCAATGCATAGAGAGAGATTAAATGATATAGTAAAAATATTGGAAAAACCCAATACAAATCCAAGGATAAGAGAAATCTTATTGAACAATCTGGATATGGTTACTGATAGAATAAATAACTTGGAAATTAAGAGAGACTGTAACTTTTATTTATTTGAGACTTTGTCTATTATTGAAACATACAAGGATATACTCAAAAGACCTTTGAAACTCAGTTTCATAGGAAAGCCAAAAAAATCAGATGACGAGAAAAGAGACCTAGTTGCAAAATACTTATCAATAGCAAGAAACTACTACGACTTAAGTAATATTCCAAATGATATTGAACATAAGGAGGAAGAGAAATGTAATTCTTCAATCTCATGTTCAAACTGTAATAATAATAATATCAATATGTTTGATATTATTGATAACAATATTTATATTTGCAATTTATGCTTTAATCAGCAGATTGTAATTAGATACAATTCATCGTATAACGATATAGACAGAGTTAACATATCTTCAAAATATATATACATACGGAAGGTTCATTTTCGCGACTGTATAAATCAATACCAAGCGAAACAGAACAATACAGTCAATCCTGATGTATATAGGGATTTAGAAAGAGAATTTTTCAATCATCACCTCTTAATTGGAGATGAAAACACACCAAAAGAGATTCGGTTTTCAAGAATAACCAAGAAGCATATCCACATGTTTCTGAAAGAGCTTGGATATTCAAGTCATTATGAAAATATCAACCTAATTCACTATATGATAACTGGTGTAAAACCAGTTGATATTAGTCATCTTGAAGAACAACTTCTAGACGACTTCAATATACTAACCGAGTTGTATAGCACCATAAAACATATTAAACGGAAAAGCTTTATCAACTCCCAACATGTATTATACCAATTACTTCGAAGACATAAGTTCCCTTGCGATAAGGATGATTTTATCGTTTTGAAAACCACTGACAGGAAGCACTTTCACGATGAAATAACAAAAGAGTTATTTGAGACTCTAGGTTGGAATCATGTTCCATATTTTTAAACGGAATGACAGTCTGTTTTACAATTCATTTATTTGAATTGTAAAATAATCTATATGTGCAAGGACGAGGAAGAAGAATTCATAGATCTAGATCTGGCGGGATTACACCACCATCCACAACACCAAAACAGAGAGATTCTGCTAGTTCTCGATATTCATTATCAGCATCAATTCCTATCATTAAGTGTCTTGAATCAAGCATCTTCTTTCCATTTTGCATTGCATAACCAGCTGAATCAGCCATAATTGTAGCAGTAATATATTCAACAACAGCTGTAAGATATATTGAACTTAACAAATTAACACGAGTGTTATACTTCTTAAAGAACTTGGAAACACGAGATACTGGTAATACAAGGTCAGCACGAGCTTGTGCTCCCTTTCGTTCTTTACTAGAATCTTTTGATTTAGTATATTTAAGAATAGCTTGAATACCAGAATTATCAGCATATTTGCCCAATCCATTTGGTACAATAATTCGAACTGCAGATTGAACTGTTCTTGTAGATATTGTCTTCACCTTTTTCTTCTGATTTAAAAATTTCGCTTTCTCACAAATTGCACTTATGAGCAAGTTCAAAAATTGATTTAGTTGAGAAGTAACTATTTTATTAATTTTCATAATTTTCACATCTGAAAATAGTTTTTTCATCATTATACCAATAAATCGTTTAAAATCGAACTCAGGTGAAGCTGCACTTAATCCACCAACACCACAATGACCACCTTTCTTAGCATTGAGATATAACATAATATCCTTAGGCTGAACCTTCTCTCTGCCTGCATGCATGCTCATTAAGTTTGCATTATTCAACATTTCAATAACACAATTTTCTATGCAATGTTGTAATAATACAATTGCATCTTTGCTCATACGAATGCCACTTTTATATTGCGAAGCAATTGCTTTTGCGAGTCTAGCAAATGGTAGTCTAGGAATCATTAAACAACCAGATAGAGCTTGGTAATGTTGTATTTCGGATTTAGAATCAGATAGATTTCCTTTTTTGCACATGCGATCACTTACTGGTTTGCTAAAGTACTTATGGGGGATACCTGATACCAGCTCGTTTACATTAATAGTTTTTTTTCTATTGTATTCTGTATATTCAACGATATTTGACAACCATTTTTCAAGCATTAATTTAATATGATCTCTAATTTCGTCATATACTAGTCCGTTCAAACTTTTTACACCAGCTCTTCTAGCGAGACGAACTATAGCTGGTTTTGTAATATCATTAAGATCTGCACTCAAACTTTTTACATCAGTTCGTCTCGTGAGAAGATCTGGTCTTGCAATATCATGAAGATATGTATCTCGGTTCATTTATTATAGAAATAATTTTTTTTAATTAATTATTATTATCCATAGGCGATATGGAAGACAATAGTCAAATCCAATTTAAGACAAAGCATAAATAGTATAAATCTAAAATGTGCGGTATATTAGCTTTACTATGTGAAAATGAACAAAAACAACTTGATGTTATACTGAAAAGTTACGATATGCTTACTAACAGAGGACCTGATGTTGGAAGTCTCACCATGAATAAAAATATGATTTTAGGGTTCCGTCGTCTTGCAATCAATGATTTATCTACAAAAGGTAATCAGCCATTCAGAAGCGGAAATATTAGATTGATGTGCAATGGCGAAATTTATAATCACCGTCAGCTTGAAGAACAATATGGTTTACAATGTGAATCGTCAAGTGATTGTGAATGTATTTTACATCTTTATAAAATGTTCGGTTTCAGGCAGACAGTTAAATTGCTCAATGGTGATTTTGCTATCATATTGATAGATAATGATACCGTGTATTTTGCACGAGATATAATTGGAGTTAAACCTTTATTTTATGGTTTTACAAATGAAGGTAACTTTGCTTTAGCATCATATGCTCGTGCTTTGACAGGCTACTGTAAAGAAGTCGTTCACTTTCATCCTGGAATTGGAAAATATTCTAAAGGCGAACTTACAATGGAAACACATGAAGAAATGTTGTTTAAGAATATTTCCCCATGTTTTTTAAATGTAGATAAGATGAGAGATACGATAAGAGAAACACTAATTCAATCTACACAAGATAGATTAATGTCAGACAGACCTATTGGTTGTCTTCTCTCTGGTGGTCTCGATAGTTCTCTTGTTGCCAGTATCCTTTGTAAACTGTTAGGTCCTCAAAATGTAAAGACATATTCAATTGGAATGGAAGGTTCGATTGATTTACGATATGCAAGAGAGGTATCAAGTTTTCTTGGAACTGTTCATACAGAAGTTATGTTTACTCCAGAAGAGGGCATTCAAGCTATACCAGAAGTAATTCGTGATATCGAATCATACGATATCACAACAATTAGAGCAAGTGTGGCTATGTGGATGTTAGCAAAATATATCAGTAAATATACAGAAGATAAAGTGATTTTATCAGGTGAAGGTTCAGATGAGTTATTTTGTGGTTATCTCTATTTTCATTATGCACCATCAACAGAAGAGTTAGAACGGGAAAGTTCTCGTTTGGTAGACAGATTGTATGAATACGATGTATTACGAGCTGATAGATGTGTATCTTCTCATGGTCTTGAGTTACGAGTTCCCTTCTTGGATAAAAACATGATTGAATTATGTTTATCAATTCCAGGCAATATGAAATCTCCTCAAAACAAAATGGAAAAACATTTATTAAGAACTTCGTTTCTAGATTCATTTCTACCTGAAAATGTATTGTGGAGACGGAAGGATGGCATGTCTGATGGTGTATCTGGTCTTAACAAAAAGTGGTATGAACATATTCAAGAGTATGTTGATACCATAATTTCAGATAATGAATATGAACAATATCAAAATCAGTTTCCAAACAAAGAGGCATACTACTATAAAAAGTTATATGATAACCAGTTTCCAACTTATCAGCCAAAGTATGAATATTGGTTACCAAAGTGGGTTGAACATGGCGGTGACCCATCAGGACGAAACCTTACGGTTTTTAATGAGTAACCATTTCTTTTTTTTTTAAATATTTACTATATATAAATGTCACTAGATGGAAGTTTAAGAGGAATGCCTTCAATGCAGATGGCAGGCAAAATGAGAGGTTCTTCTGATAAAGAAGGAATGTCTAATTACTGTAGACCATACAGATCTGAAAGAACTCAGTTTGATAAACAACTACAAACAATGTGGTGTCCTAGTTGTTGTGGTCCTACTGGTCCTACCGGTCCTACTGGTCCTACCGGTCCTACCGGTGCAAATGTAATGGCTGTAAAAAATACCAAGAGATACAGTTCAGCCGTTCAAGATAAAGATTTTAGAGGCAATGTTAAAGTTGCAGGAGTAAACTAACTCATAATAAATTAAATTGGAAACCAATTTAATTTACCCAAATGTATTTTCACTTGAAATGTAAGAGTATAAAAATAAGTCTTTGTCTTTATTCTTTTCATATATACTACTTAATAATTCTGAACTCGGATGCAGTTCATTACCAAAGAAAATAAAAATAGCTCTTTCAGCATTTAACTTCATCCTCTTTCTCAGTATATAAATGAATTGTCCTACAGTTAGTTCTCGGGGAACTAAATATTTACTCTTATCCAAAGGCTGAATATTCTTCTTAGAAGAAGGATGAATTTCAACTATAACCGGAATTCGATTTGGAAACTTACTCAATATATTTGTTGCCTGTTGTAATCTATCTTCGAGACTATGCTTTTTTTTAAATTCATGTACAATTTTATCCATTTATTATAAATGGTTAAAAGAATTATTTTTATACTGTTTGTAGTATCAATAATTATAGTACTAGGATACTACATATTCCATTTATACATCTCTTATAAAATCAAATTGATGCTTGAAAAATATGGAGTCAATTCTAAGAACTTTGTTTTACCAAGTGAAAGTCTAGGATTAATAATAGATGCAAAAATACTTGATGATGCTATTCCCAACATAGATGAACTGCTCGGTAAACGGAAAATTATTATCGAGGATACATCGGACTCCTATAAAGAAGAAGATTTAATTTTAGTAAATCTTGATTGTACTGACTTCAATAAACTAAGGAAACCAAATTCACCTACTACTATCTTATGTAAAACAAAACAATGTTATGACATACTGAAAACCAATATGAAAAATAAAAATATTATATACACTGGTTTTACAAGTATTGATAGATTCAAACTTGATCACCCTATGGATTATAATATGTTTATACATGTATGTGGCAAATCTCCTTTTAAGGGCACATTACAACTGGTTAAAATATGGTTAAATCATCCTGAATTTCCAACTTTAAATATAAAAGCATATTCGGAAATTAAAGACAAAATCAAAGCATTACTAAAAACAAAGCCTGCTTCTAATATCATTTTAAATTCATCTTTTTCAACTGAAAATGATATTGATATCTTATATAATACATATGGTATTCATCTATGTACATCGGAACATGAAGGATGGGGGCATTATATCGCGGAAGCTAAGGCATGTAAAGCAGTTGTTTTATATACTGATGGACCATGCATGAATGAGACATTTATCGATGGTTACGATGGCATTGCTATAAAATGCAAGTCAACATCTCTTATGAACGAATTGTGTCCTTCTTACCATATAGAGGAAAATGACTTAGTCAATGCTGTTAAAAGAGTGATTGCTCTATCTACAGATGAAAAACAGATTATAGGTGAAAATGCAAGAAAAAGATATTTAGAAAACGATATCCAGTTTAAAAATCGAATTATGAATATATTTTAATTAATTAGACATGTTCAACTCAAGATCCTTGAGTTCTTCAAAAATCGTTAAATAAACATTAGATTTTATATTGAACACCAATATAAAATTAAACTAAATTAATAATCGTCTCTTCAACTTTTCGAACATCAGCTCCCATGATTGTATCAACCAATGTGCCATTTACATAGAAATGAAAACATGGAACTGCTCTCGGTTTAACCCGTACTCGTTGGTTCGGTAAATTGAGTTCAGCATTCTCTTTTACAAGAACACATACACCCTCACGATGATACTTGTTGTATAATTCATTCAGAGGTCCAATAATCATTTTACAAGGACCACACCAGTTTGCATAATTATCCACAACAACCAGTTTGTATTTAGCCATATAGCTTTCTCTGTCAATATTTGAAGTGACTTCAGGTAGAATAGATGTTTCCTCCTTCTGTTCAGCAGGAGAGAGTGTTCTTAGTGTAGCATAAGACATTTATTTAACGACAAGAGAATTCTTTAATACAATATAATTTTAAAATTTGTATTGAATGATTATCATTAGAAAGTTAGAAAATTTAAATTGTTAACAATTTAAATTATTAAAGTTATCACTTTTTAATCCATACTTGGTAGAAAGTGTTTTCGTCACCAGGTTTAGAATAAGCGACAGTAAAACCATTTTGTTCCATTATCCTATCAATATAATCCTTATGTGTCCTTTCAAAATAATCGTTTTTCATCAGTATCATTTTAATGTTAGCTAGAATTTCAGGCATGTCTTTGAGTATATAATAGAAAGCTCCTTCGCAGTCTAAAACTATAGTATCAAAAGTGAATTGATACTTTTTACATAGATTTTCCCAACTTATGGTATTAACACTTATGTATCCTTTTGGAATTATATTCGAAACGAATGTTCGGCAATCATTTTCTCCCTGGATCAACTTCCTTTTTGATAGAGCAACATTTTCAATATGGAAGTTCAACCTATTTATTTCTCTATTATGTTCAAGCTGTTTAGCAAACTGTGGATTCGATTCTAAGGTTACCAGGTTATTATTATTATGTTTGTTTAAAATGTACGATAAAACCAGACTGTTTCTCCCTATATTTCCTCCAATCTCTAATATATTTTCAGTTCCAGTTATAAACTTACAGTTCATGATTTGCTCATGATATTCGTCTTCAAAAGAACCATATTCAATCCTTAATTGATTCTGAATGTATTTAAGTTTTGTTTCTGGATCATTTGAATAAAAAGATAAATTATCATCTTGTTTTTGAATTGGAGATGAAACTTGTTGAACATAAGGTTCTGATTCAATTGTATTTAAAAATCTATTTTCGAAATCAGAAACTACACTTGAATATGATTTGTTTTTAATCCATTGGTAATTCTTTTCGATAAATACATTTTCAAGTTGATTATCAATTGTAAAAAATAAACTAGTTAATGCTTTTGATTGCCATGATTCCGTTTTTGCATCTCCATTTATCATTCCACCACGATTTCCAACAGTTTCAGTTAGTACTCCTAAATCATTACAGATTGCAAATGTCTTTGATGCTGCAGCTTCCATAGCAACTCTACAACAGGTTTCAGCAAATATACATGGATAAAACCAAATATGAGATTCTCTCCAATATCTATCTAGTGTCTCTCTATTTACCCAACCATGGTTTGTTACTGTAGCA